CCTGAGTAAGGTTGTGGATGGTCTGAGAGGGAACCATCGCATTTTGATTTGTTTTCTTTTTTGTCATTTGTATGGGATGCGCCAATGATAGAGCGGACTGTACATCAATACCTAATTCACACGTAGACGAAGATTCCTCCAGTAGTCTGAAAAAGGAATCTACCCAACCACTCCAGATGCCTGAAAAGTGGAGGGGGTTCACATGAATCTGCGCCGTGCAGTCTCTTGGCATTTTGTTTAGCACTGGAGACCAGATTTTGGGCATTAGGGTATCAACCCCAGATTGTCGAATGACAGGGTCGTATTTCGGGAAAAACTTCTCAATTTCCTTAGAAATCTTTGAAGATAAAATACTTCGAGCAAATTCCGAGAGACCAGCCTTTTCAGGATGGTTCCGTATATTATACTCAAACTCGTCCAGGTGTCCCAGGACGTCCTCGTGTTGTGAAAACAAACCAACCAACATCTTATCAATATTATCAGGTATACCACTCGGGAAAGTAGTGCTACAAAAATTGAACGTATCAACGCACCTATTAAAAGGTTTCGGATTATGTCCCATTTTACGCAACTCTTCTTCCATTCCTTCTACCGATTTTTCCACAGCATCATCCCCGGCAGTCTTTATAAAGAAAGGCATTGGTTCTCCAAGAATCATTGCACCTATAGTCGATATATGAGCTCTGATGAAGCTGTTTGTCGAGGATGTGTTAACAGCCCCGGTCGGTAACTGCCCCGGTTTACTCTGCGAAAGAAGGGTACCATCACTGAGATGTATCATCTTAACTTTCAACATAGCATACCGGAGACGAGCTAGTTTTTCCCAAATAGTCCCCCACGCATTGGAAAGGTGAATACGTCGAGTACAGTCGTCATCCAACTGCCAACCCTTCACAGTCCAATCCCAAAAAGACATATCATTATCAGAAAGACCTTCTTCTAAATGTGGCATGATTACCTCATTAAGTTGTTTGATCTTCTCATCATTTAGACCTAGTCCAACTGATGAAGGTTGTTCGGTATTCCAATATTCTTGTTCGACTTTATTTTGTTTACTAAAG